GCGCTCCCGTGGCAGCTTCCAACCGAAGTTCTCCAACCAGTTCGGTGAGAACATCGCTATCTGCTCGCACAGCTCCCTGCCGGTGACATACTTCTCTCCGTACATCTCCGCCGCCTCTGCCTGTGCTTGCTTCACCGTGGCAATAATCTCCTCTCTTAACTTGCTGTCCATATCCTTGTCTTGCTGTTTCAATGTTATTTCAGCCTCTTGTAGGCAATCGTCAAAGGTTCGCCAGTCTCCACACGCTCAAAGTCCATATCTTCCAGTCGCTTCATCGTAGAGAACTGCACCCTGGCACTCTCAACAGCCTTGGCATTGGGCAATACGAACACGCCCATCTTTCCAATCTCAATGGCTCTGATGTCGTCTCTTGATACTTTGTCGCAAATCATAATTTTACTTAATTAAATTATACATTTCGTACAATTATGGGGAGAAAAGCCGTATATTTGTAGCCCGTTACCTCTACAAATGGCTTGTGAAAGTCATACGGCTATTTCTATGCCCATAATATTTTTTACTTAATTACGGGTGCAAATATAATAACTTCCGTACAAACATTATACTAAGTGTATGAATAATTTATAATCTTTTAACAAAAATCGTATAACTATGGAGAAGAAAGATATAATAAGAGCACAAAGATTAAACGAAGTGTATAAACATCTTTATGCACATCATGGTATAAAATCGCAGAAGGCATTGGCTGATTTCCTTCATATACAACGAACGGGGTTGTCAGCCGCCATGAACGGCGCAAAGGCTAATCTTACCGACAACCTGTTCAAGAAGATATGTGCAGCCTATCCAGGTGTCTTCAATCTCAACTACCTTCTGACTGGTGAGGGCGACCTCCTGACTGTCGAAGAAGATGTAAAGTCCACGGAATTAGAAAAAGCCAACCGCCAGATGCATACACAGTCATCAGCCACAGGAATAGATTCCTCCAGCATCATAAACGCCGCCCTTGCCGCGCAGATGGAATCCATTGAATTATTAAAGTCAGAACAAGCCACCCTTCTTGAAGCCCATGCCCGCGAGATTGCCTCCCTTAATCAGCAGATTGCCGACAAGCAGACCATCATCGACCTTCAATCTGACAAAATCAAGTCACAGGCAGACGAAATCGTCAGACTGTCAAAAGTGATTGCTGACCTCCGCTCAATGTCATTATCTGCCGACATCGAGGATTACATTAGCAACAATCCATTCCCCATCGGCGTTGCCGACAAAACAGAAACCCCTCGCGCACAGGTATGAACATCATTTTAGTAATAGCATTAACCGTAATAATCGTGGAGAAACTTACCAATGTTTCCCCACCCCGATACTATGAAACACGATTAACCTATTGTGATATAGCCATTTATGTCAAATTATGCACAATCCCAAACGGATCACTTTTAGATGTGGCGGGATTATGCCGAAAATCGCTGCATCCGCCGTAAATAAAGGAGTTGACGCTTAAATGTAGAGATTATGAAGAAATGCAAAATCGGAGCAAATCGGGGCAAAAATGACGGATTGTTTCCCCATTGTTACCCCAGAGGGGAAACGGGTGGGGAAACATTCCCGAAAAGTGGGGAAACAGTTTAGTCCCCTGATGACAGGAATGCCCTTGTTGCGCAAATCAAAAAAAAACAAGTATGAATATATCAAAAGTGACAAGTGCAATCGTGTGGGACCACCGAGGGCGTGTCGCAGAAGGCGGCAAGGGTCAGGTGGAGATTCGCGTGACAGTAGCCAGGAAGTCATACCATTTCGGCACGGGCGTGAAGTGCTACAAGAGCGAGCTGGTAGCTGGGCAACTCGTGAACTGTCCCGGAAAGGATGAACTGAACCGCAAGATTGGGATTATATATAACAAAGTACTCGCGCTCGTGAACGCATGCGTGGACGCGGGCGAACCTATCAATACCGAAGAGATGCGGCGGCAGGTGTGGCAGACTGTCGAAGCGCAATCAGACAAGCCGGTGTTCATGGACTGGCTGGCGGCGCAGGTGCCGGTGCTGGGCGTATCTGAGGGCACGAGGAAGCATTACGACCCGCTGCTAACACGGCTGGAGGCTTTCGGGCAGATGAAGCGGTGGCAGGACGTGACGGTGGAGAACATTATGGGCTTCGACGCTTACCTGCACACAATAACGAAGCCACAGAGTGATGCCGCCATTCGGCGCGGGCAGAAGGCCGAGCGGCTGAGTGACGGGGCGGTGTATAACTACCATAAGTGTCTGAAGGCTCTGCTCAATCGGGCATTCAAAATGGGGAAGATAGACATCAACCCGTATGACCGCCTGAAGGGGCAGTTTAAGCGGGGCGAGAAACTGTCGACGGAATATCTGACGGAAGATGAGATGCAGCGATTCGAGCGACTGCTGGTGCCGAAGGGCTCGGTGCTGGAGGTGGTGAGGGACTTATTTGTGTTCCAGATGTACACGGGTTTGCCTTATTCGGATATGCAGGCGTTCGACATCGGCGACTATAAGTGGGACGGCAAGGTATGGCAGCACGTCGGGGAGAGAATCAAGACGGGTGTGCCTTATGTCTCGCAGCTGCTGCCTCCGGCGGTCAAAGTGCTGGAGCGGTACGGCTGGAAGATTCCACGGCTGAGCAATGCGGACTATAACCGCCATTTGAAGAGTCTGGGGGCGATGGCGGAGATAGCCACGCCGCTGCACTCACATCTGGCACGGCACACGTTTGCCACGTATATGCTCCGCAACGGGGCGAAGATTGAGAATGTGTCGAGGATGCTTGGACATACTAACATCACACAGACGCAACGATATGCGAAGGTGCTGGCGGAGAGCGTGCACGAGGATTTTGACAGGGTGGCAGAAAAATTGACAAAGAGTGACTGACAGACAGTCACACAACAAACTTAAATAATATTACTAACAATCTAAAAACAAAAACAACATGAAAAAGACGAGTGTGATGATGATAGCAGCGATTGCGCTGCTGTTGTCAAGTTGCGAAAAGGCAGTGTTCAACGATGTCGTGGATGGCGGCGGCGGCGAAACCACAGCCAAAGAGACGAAGAATTTCACTTTTACGATTAAGGGCGATTTTGGCGGTGCTACATTCTCAGAAGGTATTGATGTCAACAATGAGCAGGGAAATGGCGAGCAGGCGGCGCGTTCTTACGTTGGTAGAAATGAGACAACCGCCTACCTGCAAGCCGATGGCAAAGATATGACCGACTTGTGGGTTTTTGACTATGTTGGCGGTGAGTGCGTGCAACAAGTGCACCAGGTGGCTACGGACGCAGACTTTGGAAAGCCGCAGATGTCGCTGGCTTACGGTGAGCACCATATCTATTTTGTCGCCAGTCGTGGCGAGGGTGCTTCGGTAGATGCTGACGGGCACGCTATCACATGGTCGTCAGTTCGTGACACCTTTTGGGCGGATTACGAGGTGACGGTGGTAAGCACCAGCAATGGCAACAGGGCCGTGACGTTGGATCGCGTTGTGACGAAGTTGAAGATTACCCCGACGGACGCTATCCCTACCGGCTGTGCCTCCATCGAGGTGACACCCGACCGCTGGTATTATGGCATTGACTACATGAGCGGTGAGCCTGTGGCTGCTCAAAAGAAGACCACCGCCGTGCAAGTGCCTGCAAGTTATGTGGGCACAACAGGGCAGGCATCCGTTGCCATGTATAGCATCAGTGGCGCAAGCGAGTGGGTAACCAATGTCAGCGTGCAAGCCAAGGACGGCAACGGTGATGTCATCGGCAATGCCATTATCAACGGTGCACCCTTCCGCGCTAATCGCGCCACGGAATACAGCGGCACATTGTTCGGCAGTGGCGGTCTTGTGGATGTGTCTTTGGTAACTGAATGGGACACGCCAAAGACGGGGACTTGGTAAGTAATGCAGGGGAACAGTTTGTCGCTGTTCCCCTGCTGCTATCAATCAATGGCGGTACTGTGGTGGAGCGTCGCTGTATAAACATCCGTCTTGGCGGAATATCCCAGCGCAATGATGCGCCATTTCCAGCCTGCATGGAAGAAGGAGTACGGATTGGCATAGGGAATCTCCGGCAGGTCATCCGTCAACCTTATATCCGTCGTTATGCGGTTCTGCTTGCTGAATAGGTAGTGATTAGTTGGAATATCCCATACATTACCAGGCGAACCGTATCTGCTGCTCCCTCCCATTGTGTTGTATTTTGCTTCATTAATTCCGAGGTATGACACTATATTATTTGCTAAAGTTCCATTGTCGGCGAAGGTAAGGTCAATCGTCTCATTTCCAAATCCAACATTCGGATTGGTCGTCTTGGTTTGATTGAGTGGTGCTTGTCTGATATAATTTTCTTTCGCTAATTGCGCGTCAGCATTCTTCTTTTGGTAGAGAACAAACTCCGACATACAATTACTTCTGATAGAGGACATGCCACCACTTTTCGTCAATTTGATCTCCAAAGGTTCCCTGTAATAATCGGCTAAATTGATCAATATATCCACTTCACCGGAGCTCAAGTCGATATGTCTTTCCTCACTCGACCACGATGTCCCGTCGTAATATTTGGTTCCATGTTTAATGGTGAAATAACCATCAAAGTCCTTTGTGTCCGTAGTCGCGCAATATGCTAATGTAGAATTTTGGAAGATTGTGCATTTTAGATATATTGGGTAATAAGGGAAATGATAGAATTTCAAGGCGAAGACATCACCGGCTCCATATCCTATATATAGACCTTCACGATTGCTTACTTCAGGGGAGAATATGTTTCCTGGCATCACCGTCTGTCGCGCTATATTTCCTGATGATTCTATAGCTGTTGCCATTGGCATGTAATAATGCAGTTCCAATGCGTAGTTCTCAGCTATGGCAGCCTTCCAACGGCCATTGTCAAAAGCACACGGCATGTCTTCCTTCAATGACCTGCCAATCGGAAACGAGGTGTCTTCGTTATCCCATTTCGGTCTGTTGATGGTGATGGAGTTGAGCGGTCGGATAAGCGTTTCCTCTCCGTCGGTGCCGTAGGTCTCCGATATGCTCTCTAAATCCGTCAGCGTGTCCGAGCCTGCAATCTCAGTCCTCGTGATAGACTGCTCATCATTGTCGATGTCGCTGATGTCCATCTCGTAATACTTGCCCGAATAGTCGAACTTGCTGAAGACCAACATGCCTGGACCGTCATGCACAATCATGCCGTAGCAGTTGCACAGGGCTTCCAGGAAGTCGCTGTAACTCTTCGGTTCGTACACGACAATCTGGGGAACGTTGCCGGTGTAATGGTCAACGATGTTGTCCTTGGCAGGAATGAACAAGTCGCTGGCGACGGACGCTTCAAGGAAGTATATGGGGTGTTCGGGGTGTTTGTCCGGCATGACGACCTTAGAGATGCCGCTATCAAGTCCGACGACAACCTCTTTGAGCAACGAACCCAGCGACCTGTAGCAAGGCACAAAGTCATTGCCTCCATAGAAGGAGAGCGACTGAGCCAGTGCCAACGGCGACAGGCAGGTAAGCTCAATCTCTCGCGGTGCACCCTTCCAGTCGTTGTCGTAGGAATCGCACTGAATATACCCTGTAAACAGGCACACATCACCTCGGTAGAAGGTGACGTAGTGTTGCTTGGGGTTTGACGGATATAGGTCAGCAAGACTGCCGTACTCTTTCTCGACAAGGCGGATGTATGCTGTCTTTGTCCTGATGACCTTCAGCAGGTCTTCGTCGTCGTCTTCCTCAATGCTGAACGGGTCTTCCGACGCATAGCCTGGCGAGTTCGGGTTGGTGTCGGCAATCATCGTCACCGCACCCGTCCAGTCTTCTTCGTATATGTTGATGACGCAATCAACTTCCGTCTGCGTCTTGAATGGGATTTGCCATTTTATTGCTCTCATGATACTATTGGTTGGTTGTCACTAACTTGCCTTTATTGCGCGAACGGCTGTCGTTGTCAATGGCTATCTTCAGGAATCGCCCACTGATAGTCGTCGAGAGGTGGAGGTTTTGCATGGGGTTGCCTTCGAGTTCAGCGGCGAGATTGGATTGCTGGGCGTGGTTGAGCACCACCTCGCCGCTGTCCAGTCTGACGTTGCCCACGTTGTCACCACTGTAAGCCATACCTCCTACGAAGCCGCCTTGTGTCCCGTCAACAATACCACCTTGCGCGTAGCCGGTAGCAGAGTGGATGGTGGAGATGGTGCTTACCATAGTGGCTGTGGCGGCGGCTGCAAAGGCTATCCATGCGGGCCACGGCTTCGGCTGCTTGATAGCTTCCGCTGCACCCAGTGCGATGCTGGCGATAGCTTGTGCCACCGTGCCCATGACCTTCGCCGCTGGGTCTTCTATCTGGCTCATGGCAGAGCCTACCGACTCTACAGCCTTGGCTGCGTCTTGCCATGTTGCCTTGATGTCCTTGCTCACCTTACCTGTCTCGATGTCTATCTTGATGGGGTCGAAGCCTTGCTCTTCCAATTTCTCGTTGACACGGGCGACAAAATCCTCCCATGCCTCTTCGGGGATGGGCTGATTTGACAATAGTTTTGTCTTCAGTTCATTGGCGGCTTCCTGTAGGTCGGCACCCTTCATGCCTTCGTCCATGAGCTGGGTGAGCACACCTTGCATCATGGTAGCGTCTTTCAGTCGTGCCGTCAGCGAGTCATACACGGCACTGCCCAGGTCGGCATTCTTCAAGTCCGCTTGCAGGTCGGAAATATAGCCGCCGAGACTTGCCATCGAGTTGTTGCTGGCGGCGTAGGCGGCACGTGCGCCACGGTTTTGGTTGCTATATACTGATACACCGTCACCTTCAACCACACCCGACGATTTGGCTTGCAGCTTGCTCAATACTTCGCCCGTCTTGGCAATTTCCGAATAGTCGCCTGAGTCGAGAGCCTTTCGGTA